GAATCTAACAAAGATATGTATTTTGAGTATAGTAGCAGACGCCGTGCAATGAAAATCAAAGCTATCCCTAAGTTTCTTCGTAACTGTGAGGTAGAAAGAAAAAGAATAAAAGATATATTTAAGTTAAGGCAAGCTATCTCTGAGGCTACAGGTATTGAACATCACGTAGACCACATGTGGCCTTTGTCTAAAGGTGGTCCACACTGGTCAGGTAACTTACAGATACTCACAGCAACAGAGAACATGAATAAACATGCTAGTGTCTGTAAGTTGACCAAGAAGAACATCAAGGCTAGTCTCAAGATAGCTAGAAAGGAATACCTCAATGAAGATAACAGCAATGGACATAGAGACTGACAGCCTAGCTGCTACCCACATCTGGGTTGTTGTAGCCAAGGATGTTAACACAAAGGTAGTTGAGGTGTTCAAGCACCTAGACAGTGACCCAGATGAGGCTACACGGTTCAAGGACTACTGCTCTGGATATGATAAGTTTGTGTTCCACAACGGCATTGGTTTCGATGTGCCTGTCCTAAACCGTATACTTGGACACACCATCAATCCTCAGGATGTAGTAGATACCTTGGTTGTGTCTCGTATGTTAGACTATAACATCCAAGGTGGTCACTCCCTTGATGCATGGGGTAAACGTCTTGGCCTGTACAAGGGTAACTTCAAAGACTTCGAGGGTGGCCTGACACAGGAGATGATTGACTACTGCATCAATGATGTAGAGGTTACAGTCAAACTGTTTAACAAGTTCAAGTCAGTTATCTTTGATAAGTCATGGGCTAAGTCCCTACGAATTGAGCATGACACACAGATTATCTGTGAAGAGATGCACAAGAATGGTTTCAAGTTTGATGAGGATCAGGCAGAAGAATACCTCGGTGAAATACTGACACGTATGGAAGAGTTAGAACATCAGTTCCAACGTGACTTCCCACCCGTCTTGACCGAGGTTAACCGCATCAAGTACAGGCTCAAGGCAGATGGAACACTCTACAAGAATGTAACTGATTCAATGCAGAAGTATCAACGTACACGTAAGGTAGGTGAGGAGCTACTGTGCTATGACTTCGTTGACTTCAAACCATCATCAACCAAGCACCGCATTGAAAGATTATGGGAAGCTGGGTGGGAACCAGTAGACAAGACCAAAGGACACATAGCCTTCGAGAGAGATGGTACTGACCCTGACAAGGGTAAACAGTTTGCTTTCTATGGGTGGATGTGTAACGAGACTAACCTAAACACCCTACCTGAGGATGCACCGTCAGGTGGTAGGGCATTGGCTGAGTGGCTTACACTTGAGGGACGTAGGTCTAGCCTAGCTGAGTGGCTTGGGTGTGTAAGGGATGACGGACGTATCCACGGTAGGTTCAACCACATTGGTGCATGGACTGGTAGACTATCTCATGCTGCACCTAATCAAGCTAACATTCCTGCTGCCTTCCACGGTAAACCAAAGACTGATGTAGAGAAGGTGAAGGCTAAGTATGATGGGCCATTTCGTGGACTGTGGAGAGTAGAGAAAGGTGGCTATCTTGTAGGCACAGATGCTGAGGGTATACAGCTACGAATCCTTGCTGACCTGATGGAGAGCCAAGAGTATGTAGATGCTATCATCACAGGAAAGAAAGAGGATGAGACTGACATCCACAACCTGAACCGCAAGGCTCTTGGCTTACCCCACATCACGAGGGACATGGCAAAGACATTCATCTATGCCTTCCTGCTAGGTGCAGGTACAGGCAAGATCAGCCAGATACTAAAGACTGATATGAGACAGGCATCAAAAGCTGTGGACAACTTCATGGAAAGTATATCAGGCTTGAAGAAACTAAAGAAGTCTGTAGTCCCTGCCATTGCAGAACGAGGATACTTCAGGGGATATGACGGACGGAAGGTCAAGGTTCCTAGTGAGCACAAGACACTGGCTGGTATGCTACAGAATGGAGAGAGTACCATCATGAAGTGGGCTACTCGTCAGTGGGTTAACGATGCTAGGGCTGAGGGTATCAACTTCAAGCTGGTGACTTGGCCTCATGATGAGTGGCAGACAGAATGTATTGGTTCGAAGGATCAGGCTGAGAGACTAGGTGCAATACAACGTAAGTCTATTGAGACTGTAGGTGTTGAGTTAGGGATGATGTGTCCCCTTGCAGGATCAACGGACATAGGCAAGTCATGGCTTGACACTCACTAACTAAACGATTATAAGACTTAAATCAACCCTGCCATAAGGAGATACACAATGGCTACTAAATATACAGAAGTTACTACAACAGGTCCAGTCGAGTGGGCTAAAGTATTTGAGAACAATCGTGACATGACAGGTTACGAGGGTGCTTACGTACCATTCGAAGGTGCTTATGTACTACAGCAAATCCTTTCTAAGGATGAGTATGCCAAGCTACAAGCAGCTGGCACACAGAAGAAACCTAATCAGAAACGCCTGATGGAAGGTGAGTTAATGATTAAGTTTGAACGTAAACACAAAGTCACACGTAAGGATGGTACTGTACTTCCTCAGGCTGGTGGTGCCCCAAAGGTTACTGATGCTGAGGGTTCCCCTTGGACTGAAGAGATGGGTCTGATTGGTAATGGCTCTACAGCTGAGGTGACTAACCTTATCACAACCTTCAAGGGTGGTGATGGTAAGATGTACAGCCGTACTACAATGACAGGTGTTAAGATCATTGAGCACAAACCTGTCGAAGAAAAAGTAGACAGCAACGAAATGGGGTGGTGATGGACTCTGTACTTTTAGATTTAGTCACTGCTTTTTTCTTGGGTATGACAGCAGCAATGCTTATTGAGATATACTTCCTAAAGAAGAAAATCAAAAGTATACTTGAAGAAGACTAACAAACAAAGGGCATCCCATAATGGGGTGTCCACCCACAGAAGGAAAAGAAAAGATGATCTTCTTACTAATCTGGTTCATAGTTATCCCAGAACAGGGTGTTCGTTACCACCACCTCAGCACCCACGCAAACGAGACTTTGTGTAGAGCACAGTTAAAACATGCAAGTGTATTGGTTAGTGATAAGAATCAAATGCTAGAGTGTGTAGGAGTAGAAGTAAATGATTGAGGTTACTTTCATTGATCGTATGGGTACGGACCTGTCAGTTGCAAATGCTGCTAGGGTTTCATTTGGTAAGACATCTGAGATGGATACCAGTGATGTGTGGGGTCCACCTGTGTTGAAGGAAAAGGATCATAAACTTATTAAGTACCTTGCTGATCATAATCACATCTCTCCGTTTGGGCATTGCTTTGCATCCTTCCACATCAAGGCCCCAGTCTTTGTAGCTCGTCAGCTAGTCAAGCATAAGTTCCTACGTTGGAACGAAATCAGTAGGCGGTACGTCTCCGATAAGCCTGAGTTCTACAAGCCTCAACTAAGAGAAGCATCCTTGGATAAGAAGCAAGGCAGTGGGGATGACATGGAAGACAGTGTTTTGGATGCCGTCATAGAACAGGCAGGTATTGAGGCAGCTAAACAGTACACCTATCTGTTAGCCCGTGGTGTATGTGAGGAACAAGCACGTATGGTACTGCCAACTAGCCTGATGACAGAATGGTACTGGTCAGGTAGTCTTGATGCTTGGGTTGACATGTGTAGGTTACGATGTGCACCTGACACGCAGCTAGAGACACGGGTAGTAGCCGATCAGATCAGTGATAAGATGGCTGAGTTGTTCCCTGTGTCGTGGAAGGCTTTGTTATGTTTACTGTAGAGTTTGAGTCTGATGCCTCTGTGATTACTACACTAGACCAAGAGGACAGGTTCGAGGATGTTGAGATGGCTCTCGTTGATGACGGTACAATCTACCTCAGACAATTTGATGAGAGACTTAATGAACATCAGATGGTATATATGAGCTACCAGCAATGGGTTGACCTGATGACTGCTTACCATTCACCTGAGGGTGTGTTCAGATTAGATTTTAGTAGAGGAGAGTAGTAATGACAAAAGAAATTAGAACATTAGTAGAAGACATGTACAATGTGATCGAAGGTAAGGGTGGTTGGGATGGAACACTTGGTTCAATAATGGGTCAAGGGATTGCACTGGTAGCAAACCAACGGTTCAGTAAACGTCAGGAGCCAAGAGGTTATCTTTCTCTGTCTTCCATTGGTACACCCTGTAAACGTAAACTCTGGTACAAGATCAACCAGACTAAAGATGCTGAGGAATTACAACCCAATACTCTCCTAAAGTTCTTCTTTGGTGACATGATCGAAGAGTTAGCACTGACCCTTGCCATTGCAGCAGGTCATGATGTTAAAGGTCAACAGGATCGTCTGAATGTACATGGTATCAAAGGACACCGAGATGCAGTGATTGATGGTATGACTGTAGATGTTAAGTCAGCCTCTCCCTTTGCCTTCAAGAAGTTCAAGGAAGGTAACCTACGAGAGGACGATCCCTTTGGTTATATCTCTCAGCTATCGTCCTATGTGTATGCAGCTAAGGATGATCCTCTGGTTACCAACAAGACAGCTGGAGCCTTCCTAGTTATCGACAAAGTAAACGGACACATCTGCCTAGATGTCTACGACTTTGAAGATGAGTTGAAGATTAAAGAGAAAGAAATGTTAGAAGCCAAAGATATGGTAGCTGGCCCTATCCCTCAGGATCGTATCCCCCCAATACCTCAATCAAAGACTAGCCCTAATACTAAGTTAGCAATGTCCTGTAGTTACTGTGAGTTCCGTAAGGTGTGTTGGCCTGAGGCTCGGACCTTCATTTACAGCACTGGTCCACTCCACTTAGTGGATGTAGTCAACGAACCACGAGTACCTCAGTCATGAAGGCAGGATTTAAGTACGGCTACAGATCAGGGCTAGAGGACCGTAT